TCTGGACGCGGGAGATAAGGACCCTTAAAAGAAAATCCTTCGCAGAGCAGGATGCTGTCCTTGATGAGCTGATGAACAAGTACAGGGTCGCAAGGCTTGTGATGGACCAGACCGGCATGGGAGAGAAGCCGGTCGAGGATGCTCAAAGGAGGCACGGCTCCATGAGGGTCGAAGGAGTGCTCTTCACATCGCCTTCAAAACAGCACCTCGCCACAATAGGAAAACAGCGGTTCGAGGACCGGAAGTGCAGGATACCGATGGGAGACAGGGAACTCCGGGGAGACCTCCATTCGCTCAGGAAGGTCACGACTGCAGCTGGCAACATACGGTTCGATGTGGACGGCAGCGACACCTCTGGCCACGCTGACAGAACTTGGGCAGGATTCCTCGGACTTTACGGAGCGCATACGCCTTATCAGAAGCCCGAATATCAGAAGATTGAATCGCGCAAGATGACCGGCGCAGGAGCGTATTGATGCTGTACGACGGTTTTGGAAGAGATATAAGGCCAGCAAGTCGGCCTGATGAAAGAGTGCTTGCGGTCGCATCCGTGCGAGACCGCTGGAGCGGCTATCCGTCAAAGGGCCTGACCCCGGAGAGGTTGGGAACGATATTCAGGGAGGCCGACGCAGGCGACGTTTACAGGCAAGCGGAGCTCTTTGAGGAGATGGAGGAAAAAGACGGACACCTTTTTTCAATCCTCCAGACCCGCAAGCTCGCTGTGACCGGCCTTGACTTTGAGGTAGAGCCCTATTCGCAGGAAAAGAAGGACCTCGAGATCGCGGAGTTCGTCTCTGAGGCGATCTCCAATCTCCCTGATTTTGAGGATAACCTCCTGGACATACTTGATGCCGTAGGCAAGGGCTTCAGCGCTCTTGAAATCTATTGGGATGTAAGGAACGGGAAGAACATCCCGAGGCACATGGAGTGGGTGCATCCGAAAAAGTTTACCTGGGCCAATTCTATGACCCCACGGCTCCTCACGGACGAGGCCCCGGGAAACGGGATAGAGTTGCCGCCCTTCAAATTTATCTTCCATCTCCATAAGACCAGGTCAGGGTTCCCGGTCAGGCAGGGCGTCCTTCGTACTTGCGCCTGGATGTACCTTTTCAAAAATTACGACATTAAGGACTGGGTCGCGTTTGCAGAGGTTTATGGAATGCCCTTGCGGCTCGGCAAGTACGACCCAGGCGCGACCAAGGAGGATAAGGAAGCCCTTGTCCAGGCCGTGCGTTCCCTGGGCAGCGATGCAGCAGGGATAATATCCAAGTCCACGGAGATCGAGTTCATCGAGGCTGTAAAGAACTCAGGAGAGTCCGTCTATGAGGCGCTCGCCAATTTCTGCGACGCACAGATGTCAAAAGCGGTCCTTGGCCATGCCGCAAGCGCGGACTCCACGCCTGGCAAGCTCGGAAATGAAAACCAGGCTGGCGAGGTCAGACAGGACCTCAAGCGCGCAGACTGCGAGATGGTATCGAAGTCTTCGAGGCGCGATCTCATTAGACCCCTTGTCGGATTCAACTATGGATGGGAAGTTCCCCTGCCCTGGCTCAGGTTCAAATACGAACCTGAGGAGGACCTTAAGGCCGAGGCGGAGAAGATCGACATACTCACGAGAGCCGGAGTGAAGACTATACCGGTCAAATGGGTACACGAGAGGTTCGGGATACCAATGCCGAAGGACGGTGAGGAGACCATAAGCCAGGCAGCTCAGGCACCGGCCTTTCAGATGAAGAGCAGGCACACCTGCCCGGCATGCCTGGTGAACAAGGCCGGTGCAAAGACTGATACGGTTGATGCCCTTACCGAGAGGCTCCTGAACGAGGCAGACTTCAGCGCCCTGATGGAACCGGTTGAAAAGCTCCTCAACGAAGCCGGGTCAATGGAGGAATTCAGGGACAGGCTCCTGGACGCTTTCCAGGGCATGGACCCGGTGAAAATCGGAAATCTCCTCCAAAGGGCTTTTGCGGCAGCCGAGTTGCTCGGCAGGTATGAGGCAGAATAGCCCTTCACAGCGTTTATAAACGGCCTACGAGAGGCCGTTCTCCGGAGCACGGCTGTTGGTATGTAAAACTCCTGAATCGAGGGTTTAAAGCGAAAAAGCATTTTCGGGATTTGAAGGCTTATGGACTCTAAATTTACAAGCCTCCCTTTCGAGGAGGCCATAAAGTTTTTCAGGCAGAAGGTAAGCCTCCCGACCGAGCGGTGGACTGACCTCTGGGAAGGCATGCATTCAAGGGCCTTTGTAGTTGCCGGGGCGATGAAGGGGGAGCTCCTCTCGGACCTCCGGGGTGCGGTCGATAAAGCCATTGCCGAAGGAACCACGCTTGAGGAGTTCCGGAAGTCCTTTGATAAGACGGTGGAGAAGCACGGCTGGTCGTATAAGGGGAGTCGTGGATGGAGGACGGCGACCATCTTCAACACGAACATGCGGACGGCCTACGCGACCGGGCATTATAGCCAGATGACAGACAAGGACGTCATTAGCGAGCGCCCTTACTGGCAGTACATAGGAGGGCTCTCGGCGGATCCGAGGCCCGAGCACCTTGAATGGAACGGGATGGTGCTCCGCGCTGACGACCCGTGGTGGAAGACGCATTACCCTCCGAACGGATGGGGCTGCAAATGCAAGGTCATAAGCCTCTCGGAAAGGGAGATGGAGAGACAGGGCCTCAAGGTAAGCAAGGCCCCTCCGGTCGAATATAGGCCCTGGGATAACCCGCATACCGGAGAGGAGGTCATGGTCCCAAAGGGCATTGACCCAGGCTGGGCATACAACCCCGGAGCGGCGGCATGGGGGCAGCAGTTATCGAATGACGCCATGAACGGCTGGAAGGCCCAGGGCGCAAAGGCATGGGAGAGGCTGACACCAGGCAACTGGGAGACGCACGGAAGGCCAAAGGGAGTGCCGGTAGACCGCCCCAAGGCCGTCATTGGTGAAAAGCTTTCAAAGGAAGATATGGAATCGGGAATAAGGAAAGTGCTCGGGGCGGATAAAAAGGCATACGGCTTTAAAGCCGGGGACTTCAGCTACGACGTCCTTGTGAACGCAAAGACGCTTGCGGAACATATCGACCCGGCGCGCTCTGTCTACCTGCCTTTCCTGCCCGAGACGCTTGAGAACCCTTTTGAGGTATGGCTCTCTTTTGAAAAACACAAGGGGACCGGCAAGGTCGTACTGAGGCAGAGGATCATAAAGGCGGTCGAGACAGGGAAAAAAGAAGGACTGCTCATGGTGACCAACTCTGTGAACGGGGTCATGGAGGCATGGACCGTGGTGCCGACCACAGACATGAAATATTTAACCCGGCAGAGGATCGGGAAGCTTATATGGAGCAGGGCGAAATGATGAAAGCGCGCTATTCAGCGCGCTCCCTAAGGGCCCTCACTCCCATTCTGCCGCAGGGCGGGCAGGAATAACAGTTATAGGGGCGGCAGCCCAACAGTTATTCCACGAGATGAATATATCAAAGAAGGTTTGATTTAGCAAACATGAAAATAGACACCAAAATGGACCTCGACGGAGTAAAGGCTCTTTTCAATAGGCTCAGGAAAGCCGGAGAAGACCTGACCCCTGTCATGAAACGGATAGGAGAGACGGTCAAGACGTCGGTGGTGAGGAACTTCCTTGAGGGCGGCCGCCCGGAGAAATGGACCCCCCTCAGCCCGAAGACGCTCAAGAAGAAGAGGAACAAGGGACGGGTTCTCATGGAGGAGACCCACCTCATGAATTCTGTGAGCTGGAAAGCAACAGCCAGAAGCGTCGAGGTCGGGACAAATAAGGTCTACGCGGCAATTCATCAGTTCGGAGGAGAGGCGGGAAGAAAGAGCAAGCGGGTCACGATCCCCGCCCGGCCCTATCTCTTGGTCCAGGACGAGGACATAGCCGAAATCAGGGCATCTATAACGGCTCACATAATGGCCGCAGAGAAAGGAGGCAGATAAGTGTACGGGTTTTTGGTTTTGAAGACCAGCCAGATCGAGGAAGTACCCGCCGAGATACAGCTCTCTCCGCTTGGGGAGTTCAAGGATTCCCAGGGCAGGCCCTTCCGGGTGAAGGAGGAGGATGTCGCAGCGATCATCAAGAACGCAGCCGGAAAAGTGAACGATGCGGTAATCGACTACGAGCATCAGACCCTGGCAGGCACTCAGGCCCCGGCAGCCGGGTGGGTGAAGGAATACATCAACAAGGGCAAGGAAGGACTCTGGGGCATTGTGGACTGGACCGGAAGGGCAACAGAGTATCTCAAGAACAAGGAGTACCGCTATCTCTCGCCGGTGCTCCTGGCACAAAAAAAGGACGCAGACGGGTTCTGGCGACCTTCGATATTCCATTCCGCAGGGCTTACCAACACGCCGCAGATAGACGGCATGGTGCCGATTGTCAACAAGCTCGAATTAAAAACAAAGGAGGGAACAGAGATGGACATGTTGCAGAAACTCATTCAGGCCCTGAAGCTCGGCGAGGGCGCTACCGAGGAGGACGTGCTCAAGGCGATCGAGGACCTGCAGAAGAAGGCCGATGAGGCAAAGCCCACGACGCTTGAGAACAAAGGGATGCCCAAGGAGATCATCGAGGCGCTGGGTCTTCAGGAGAGCGCGAGTGTCTCCGAGGCAAAGGCCACGATACTGGCTCTCAAGCAGCCCGGCAGCGGCGTGAGCGCAGAGGAGTTCAATAAGCTCAAGGAGGACCTCGCCAAAAGGAACAGGGACGAGCTTGTAGCGTTCGCAATGAAGGAAGGCAAGATTACCGCCGCGCAGAAGGGATGGGCCGAGGAGTACGCGCTTACTGACCCTGAGGGCTTCAAGATGTTCGTGAACAAGGCCCCGCAGGTGGTGCCGATGGACAAGATGCCCGGAGGCGGGGATAGGAAAGAGGGCGACGCGGACGAGGCTCAGAAGCTCGTAAACAAGGCCCTGGGCATCTCGGACGAGACTTTCAAGAAGCACAACTCCGGGAACTAAGCCCGGTATCAATCCAATAAAGGAGAGCATGAAATGAAAAAGAGCGTTTTGATCGGCCTTGTGGTGGCCATCATAGCAGTCACTGCCCTCTACATGGGCGGCTTTATCTCAACAGCGGAGGCATCGCTCACCGCGTCCGTTCTGCCCGTATTCGGCTTCGCCGCCCTGACCGGCGATAGAGACACTCCGAGCAGGGCCGGAGACGAATTGGTCCTTCCGGCGGCAGCAGCCAAGAAGTTTTTCGCGGGCTCGCTTGCGGCGAGGGACGCCTCAGGCAATGCAACGCCGGGGGCGGTGGCAGCTACCCTTTTAGGCGCGGGCAGGTGCGCGGAGTTTGTCGACAACTCGGGCGGCGTCGCGGGCGACAAGACCGTGCGGATCGAAAAGGGCGTCTTCAGGTTCGGCAACTCGGCGGATGCCGACCAGATAACTCGCGCGGAGATAGGAGCGGACTGCTACATCGTGGACGATCAGACCGTGGCGAAGACCAATCCCGGAGGCAACACGAGAAGCGTGGCAGGCAAGGTCTTCGATGTCGACGCGAGCGGCGTCTGGGTCAAGTTCGAGTAACTAACAGGCATCAAAAAACACGGAGGCGAAAAGATGATAATCAATCAGGCAAACCTCGGGGCCCTGTACAAGGGTTACAGGACGATATTCAACGAGGCGTTCCAGGGCGTCAAGGGCGACTTCGAGAAGGTGGCCATGACCGTCCCCTCTTCCGTAAGGGAAGAAACTTACGGCTGGCTCGGCGCGTTCCCGAAGATGAGGGAATGGATAGGTGAGAGGCACATAAAGAACCTTCAGGCACACGGGTACGCCATAAAGAACAAGGACTGGGAATCGTCCATATCGGTCGACCGGAACGATATCGATGACGACAACTACGGCCTGTACAACCCTGTCATATCAGAGATGGGCAGGAGCTCGGCAGTACATTATGACGACCTGGCGTTCGGCCTTCTGCCTGCCGGCTTCACAACCTTCTGCTACGACGGGCAGTATTTCTTCGACACCGATCACCCGGTCGGCGTCGCAAGCGTCTCTAACTTCGGCGGAGGCGGAGGCGCTGCTTGGTATCTGCTCGACGCGACCAGGGCGATAAAGCCCATCATACTCCAGAAGAGGAAACCTGCGGAGTTCGTCTCTCTGGATAAGCCTACTGACGAGAACGTCTTCATGAGGAAGAAGTTCATCTACGGCGTGGACTGCAGGGACAATGCCGGGTTCGGCCTCTGGCAGCTCGCCTATGCGTCAAAGGACACACTGAACGCGGCGAACTATGCGGCGGCCAGGGCCGCCATGATGGAATTCAAGGATGAGGAAGGCAAGCCTCTCGGCGTAAAGCCGAGCCTTCTGGTGGTCCCGCCTTCACTCGAAGGCAAAGCGAGGGAGATACTCCTGAACGAAAGGGATGCGGCAGGCGCCACTAACAGCTGGAGGAACACGGCGGATCTGCTTGTAACGCCCTGGCTCGGGTAAAGGGCCGGACGTAATTCATTAACGGAGGAAAAAGATGCCTAAGGCAAAAGTCAGTTCGAGACCCGAGCGCTTCAGGCGCGCCGGGATGGAGTTTACCAGGGAAGCCGCGGTGGTCGATGTCGACGAGAAGACCCTCAAGGTCCTCCGCGACGAGCCCATGCTGGCTGTAGAGGTCCTCAATGCAGAGAAAAAGGACAAGGAGAAGGGCGCGTAAGCGCCCTCTCCTGAGGACCGGCCATGTATTGCACGCTTGAAGACCTGAAAAAAATGATGGACGAGGCGACCCTGGTCCAGCTCACGGATGATGAGGGACACGGCATAGTCAACCAGGAGCGGATAAACGAAGCCATCTCCCAGGCAGACGCGGAGATCAATTCTTACTGCGCGGTCAAGTACACGGTTCCTTTTGCCGTCGTTACCGACCTGGTCAGGAAGTTGTCCGTGGACATAGCCTTGTACAACCTCTACTCGAGACGGGTTGAAGAAGTGCCAGCGCTGAGGAATGACCGATACAAAAATGCTATCCGGCAGCTTGAAGGGATATCCAGGGGAACGGTCTCGCTCGGTCAGGACCCGCCTCCCCAGGCCGGAACGCAGTCCGAAAAGCCGGATATAAGCGGCCCGGACAGAACCTTTACCCGCAACGGGATGGAGGATTTTTAGGTGAGCTCGATAGCGGACATCGAAGACAAGCTCATAAACACGGTCA